TTCACTTGTAACCACGTTAGCGGCTACCCTTGGTTGCACTTGTGGTGCTTCCTGTACTTCTGACATAGGTTTCCCTAAGAATTTTCCCAATGATCCTCACTGGTAAGGTTTGGGTAATTATTAACCCGAATTAATTATCTGTCAATCATTGTTGCATTGGCTGAACAAATGGACTACCACCTTGGCTAATATCCTGTCTCGCAATCGTTGCATATTGCTGTTGTTCAAGGTTTCGTTTGTCTATTTCCTGAACTAATCGTGCAGTATCCATGCGGTGCAACAAAAGGTCTGTAATGGCCTCAATCTCAGTCTTATTCTGTGAAGTAATAGACCGTGTATTCTGGTCATTGACCTTAACTTCAGCCATAGTCTCAGTATTATGGGCTTTGGCAGTGACTTCCATAAGTTTGCGCCTTGTAGCGCCTTCTTCTTTAATCTGAGCCACTTGCGCCCGATTATTAATTTCAAGACCAGCGGCTTGAAGTTGTTGCTGAAGCTGTTGAATCATCTGCTTAGACTGAGCCAATTCCATCTGAGCCTGAGGTGGGATGTCTGATTTCTCATCAATCTGAGCCATCGGGTTCATGGCGGCAAGGCGATCTGCAATCACATCAGCGCCAGGGAAGTCCATATTTCGGAATACCAAATCACCCGCAATATTGAACAGTTCTGCATTACCCGTGAGCAAAGGCATCATGCTTTCTACGGCTTGCTGTCTGCGGCTTTGGAAGCCTGGTCCTGTGTCCATCACCACATCATATTCACCCACAGTCACATCGTTTAACACTTCACCAATCTCGTTGGCCTCATTGATGGTGGTCATGTCAGGCTGACCATCTGTGCCGATAATCCGCATAACTCGCTGTGTGTCGTAAATCTTGGGAATTAAATCCAAGATGATTTTGCCCGTGTGCCTGATGGAACGGGTCATATTGTCGTAGAAGTGAAAGTTTGACAAGTCAACTTGATTCTGCTGACCCATTAAAGCCTTGCCTGAAATATTCCCGCTTGGCAGTTGATTTGGATCCATGATGCCCAATACCATCTGCAAGTCTGCGGAAATAGCGCCAGCGGCCTCCATAATGCCTGTAGGAGGTGCTTCAGGCTGTAAACGGGTTGGAGTCGGGGCGGGTTGACCTTCGATGTCTTTTTGTTTGTATCTCAGGACAGGGGTTGACTTAATGTTAGCCATCGCCCATTCGTTCTCATGTCCCTCGTCTTGGCCTTCAGCAAGCAGCCACTTGGCTTTAGGTGCAAGGGCAACGCTCTCGGTCATGGAGGTGCGCCAAAAGTTATACATCCGTTGTGGGTCTTTAGCAAACCTGACAAGGCCATATTTCTTGCGCTTGTCATCCACAATAACTTGTGCGCCATAACAGGGGACTACGGGAATGTATTTGCCCGCCATTGTCTTTTCTTCTAAAACTTCCAATGCGGTGCATTTAATCCACTTTACTGCTTTGCGGAAGCTGTCACGCTCATCCACCACAGTTAATCCAGATGCTTCTACACGGGCAAAGAAATTGTTAGAGTCGGCAAAGCCTGAAGTGCCATCGCTCAACAAATAAAGTTTTGCTCGTTCACGCTCAATGTAGAAGTATTCAGCAACCCTAATATCCTCTTTGGTAATCCAAGCTGCTGTGTCGTCACCAGTAGAACGCTGTTGGAAGTTAGCCCCATCATCAGCACCTGGGTAATACTCACGAAACACCTTCTTATCCATCACTGTGGTAATCAGGCATCGCTCGGCATCTGATCCGTCAGGCAGAATCGAATTGGGATCGAAATAGACTGTAAATGGGTTGTCAATCGTGTCGATAAAGATTTCCTGATCAAAGGAATCTTCTCGTGTGTAACGGGTATTGATTCGCCAATAACCCCATCCCATGCGAACTGCATAGTCAAATGCGGTGTCATAGGCGGTGTCAGCGTTTGAGTTCACCTCAATGTGGCGGGTAATTCCCTCAATCACTTGTGCAATCTTGTAGTCAGCCAAGTTATTCACAGGGTGAACTTTGATGCGGGGGCGCTGCTGACGCTGTTGATTGGTCACTTGCCTGATATACGCATCAATCTTATTAATGGTCAGACATGGGCGGGATTCTAAGTTACGGCTGTTCTGAATCTCAACAGGCCATTGATCGCCAGCGGCAAACTTAATGTCGTTTAAGGCTTCTGCCCGATTGGTAGAGTCGGCATCATTAACCATGCGCCAGAACTTGATCGCTTCATTGATCTTGTCTTTGTTTCCAGTTTCGTCTTGGTAAGCCATATTCAGCCCTTTATTTCGTGCGTTATTATCTCACTAGCTCATCCAACTGCCAACATTAGCAATTTGTGCTGATTTTTTTCTTTTAACGGGTTCTTTAATCATAAGCGCAATATATCTAAATGCGTCAGCCCCGTGTGAGTAGTGATCATGTAATGGATTGCGGCTAAATTGCCCTGTATCAGGGTCAACCTCATATCTGTAGTGTCTCAAGCAAGCCAAGCCATCTGCTGTATGTTCTCTATCAAAGTAGCAAGTTGGGAAGATTGTCCTTGCGGCATTGATTGAGTCTAGGATTGGCACTCTTGGCATGATCTGAGTCTTGAACCCTGCGGCTCTTACGATATCATCAATGGTGCGCCCTGCTGCCGCCAATGTCTTATTCTCAGCGTCATGGGGTAGCCAGATGGTGTCATAGACATAACCAAAGGTCTGCATGGTTGCTAGGTAATACGAAATCGTCTTTTGACTGTCCTCAATGTATCTAATAAGGCGGGTTTCCATGCCCACAAACTGCAAGAACCAAATAGCGGTGCTATCACTCCACCCAAGGTCAAAAACAGCGTGTACAGGCTTTGTAGCGTCATAAGGCACACGGCAGATGCGCCCATCCTTCTCGGCCTGTTGCATTTCTTTGGCAAAGATTGCCCCATCCACAGTTTGTCGGCATAAACCTTCCCACACTTGGTTATAGGCTTCCTCATCCCTTTGTTTAAGGGAATCTTTCTCAAGTTTTAGGGTGTCGGGAAACCAAGGGTTGTCGTACCAATTCACCTTCATAGTGATGCAGTCTGCGGGCGGTGTCGCCACAAACCTTTGGTAAGTCTCGTCTGTTTCCAACTCAGGGTTGAAGCTGATCCATATCTCTGATCCTTCCTTTCGGATGGTTGGGATAAGGATGTTCCATGACAGGCGGGAAGTCGTTTGTGCCTCCTCCACCCAACATATATCTACACCCTCATAACTTTTTATGTTTGAGACATTGTTTTTCAGGCCAACAAATGAGAACTCAGTCCCGTTTCTGCCCCTAATGCTTGTTTGGGTGATCTCATAGAAGCCCAATAGCCCCAAAGCCTCAATCTGGTCGCACAACAACTTGTGAACCGAGTCCCTAATACTTGTCTGAAACTCACGGGCGCAGAGTATGCGGATGGGGTCTTTAGCGCCTTTAATCAGTAACGCCCTGGCTATTCCCCAACTCTTAGCCCCACCCCTGCCACCATAAAGAACCTTGTAGCGACTCTTTTTAAACAGACCTTCCAACTTAACGGGAAACTCTGCCTTGGCAATGGCATCGGTTACATCGCTCATTCGGGCTTAATGAATGTGACTTGAATCCCACCTAAGAGGGGTGTTCCATCTGCGTTCTCAATCGTTGTCGCCTGAATCGCCTTGCCATCCACTCGGTCGATGATCTCTTTGATCGCCCAAGGCTCTCCCGCTTCGGCTTGGCTTACTAACTGCTCGGCAATACTTCTGAGGCGGTGAGGCTCTTGCACTAAAACAAGGCGCAGTTTGTCATAGAACATTCTGCTCTTAGCAGCGTTCTGATTGCCAACTTGTCCACCTCTTTCAGCCATTCGAGTCGATTCCTAAGTCTTTATGCCTAAATTACTTTTTAGTCTTAGACATTGGTTTCTTATTAGCCTTTTTCTCGGCTTCACGTTTAACAGAATAGGCAATTGCCACCGCTTGTTTTGGTGGCTTGCCTGATTCGATTTCTGCCTTGATGTTGGCTTTAAGCGCCTTGGGGGTCATTGATGCTATCAGCGGCATTTGCCTTCTCCTTGCTTAATTCAGCCAACCAGTAATGGCAATCTTGAATAGCCCCTAAAAGCTGAATCAAGACCGCCTCTTGTTGCTTTGCTTGCGCTTGGAGTTCTTCCAAACGCTTACTTACTACTTCAGAGTTCATTATTGACCATGAATGATGGCAAAGTTAATAATCACGGCTTCAGAATATGAAGTTGATGCAGTCAAATTACGCAATGTGATTAAAGCAGAGCCAGCAGCCAGATATGAAACGTAAGTGGTGTAAGCACCAAGAGCGCTACCAG